TGTCATAGGCTTTGTTAGTGGCTTGTCGACCAAGGTGTCCACCTACATCAGCTCCTGCTTTGGCGCCAGCTAGTCCTAGTGCGGCACCGGCACCAACGGCACCGCCAGGACCAAGAGTGGCACCGCCGATAGCAATGCCTGGAATGGCAGCAAGTGCACCAGCAAGTGCACCGCCAACTACCTGACCAGCTACATCGCCAGCCTTTTGTAATGCTTTTGGTGCTACTTCATCCAACGCACCGGGTTTTTGAGCAGGTGCTGTACCTTTGCCTGTATAGCCGCCGCCACCAGAGTAACGAGGGAACCCTTCGTGACTCTTTGGCATATCGGCTGGTTTTTGTCCGCCAGAGAATCGGGGAAAGCCTTCATGTCGTTTTCCGATTGCAGATTTTGTTCCTGGTGCTGCACCGCCTTGTGCTGCGGCCTTGCGTTGATACGCTGGTTGATTAACTGGATTGGTCATGTCCAAATCACCGATGCGGTCTTCAATGCCTTCACCCATGTCTTCTTCTCTTACTGGTTCCATGTCTCCATCGCCGTCCAAGTCAGCTTGTTTCTTGCCAGCAGCACGAGCTTTCATAAGATTGCCAGTGAACTTGTTGCCTTCTTCCATGTCGTCTTCGGCCATGGGCTGTTGACCAGGCTGAACTTTTCCAGTCTGTGGCACTCCAGCTCTGCGTTGTAGGTCCTTGATCATGTCTTGATTGTTGCCTTGACCCAGAGCTTGCAGAGCTTGTTGGGCTGCTGTTTTATCATCGGTCATGTTTTCTGCTAGATCAGATTCTTTGATTTTACCCCACTTGCCGCCATGGGCTTGTTTTGCTCGTAGTGCAAAATTCAGTTCGGCAGTTTTGCCTTTGAGTTCGTCTGGCACTTTCTCGCCGCGCTCGCGATAGCCGGCAGTTTTTTTCAAATTGGCTGCTTTCATGGATTTGAGATCACCAATGTCTTTGCCAGTGTATTTGCCGCGTTCAGCAGGATTGGTTTTGATTGGTGGAGAAATCTTTTCTGCTATGGCACGTTCGTCAAGTCGTTTGTGTGTGGTCTCTGGCTTCTCACGAATGCTGTCCAGTTTTTTGTTTAGGTCGTAAAAAAATGTCATTTCAATTATCCTCTTGGGTTACGGCCAGTAGCTGGCTTGGGTGGGCGTTTGACAGTGCTCATTGGGCTCATGTTGCCCTGTGGCAAATCATTGGTTGTTTCTGCTGGCTTGGTTTTTCCACCAGCAACAGTAAAATCTGAACGATAAGCGTTCTTGAGAACTGCATGATCATATGGATAATCTTTGCTCAATGCTTTTTGTTTGGCATCAGGCGCAGGATAATCTGTGTCGTCTATAAGGTCTTTGTTTTGATCTTCGATGTCGGTTCGCTCTTCTTGATTGTTGTCACTGTAGTTAGGAGTCTGCATTAACACGCGATTAGGATCCATACCTAATAACTGTGCAATTTGTCTAATTTGTGCATCGATTGCAGGATAACGAAACTCTACGTCTACTGTACACACTCGCTCATTGCTGAATGCCGGGAAGTCTGGCGTACGAGCTTGAATCGGAGTTGTTTTAACGTCGCTAATTTTTACAGGATCAAATTGATCCAGTTTAGATTTAAATTCTTTCATAAATTCACCAGGTACATCACCAGCGAATTTGATGCGATAAGAGTAGGTTCTTTCGCTTTCAATCAAATAATCTTTGAAATGTTTCATGTCAGTTCCCTATACGATATTTATGAGGATTTATTGTTTTGAGTTCTTGTGGCCAAGAGACGTTCTAGCAAATCATTACGGTTTAATACTTGCCCTTGCGCTGTTTCCCCAGTAGTGGCATCATTGTCATTGTCTTGATCCAGTTTCATTTTCTTCATCTGGAGCTCAATCATTTTAAGTTTTTTGTTCATCTTGGCTGTTTTTGCAGTGAGTGCATGACCCAGCATTGTGCCAGCTACAGCAAAAATTTCACTGGCAAATCTGCTGTCAACTTGCATGCCCAAATCCATGAGATCATCAAAGGTCTTGGTAGCTTTGGTTGCTAACTCGTCCATTTCGTTGTCTGACGCATCAAGACCGCGCACTGCTGGCAGAGCTGCATCTATTTTGTCTATGGTGTCGTCTATGGCAACTAGCGCACTACGAGTTTCGTTTATAGCAGGAATAGAATCTGTTTCGGGTTCAGTGGCAGGAAGATCAAAAAGTTCTTCTAATTTTTTAGTCATGCCATATTTATGGACTCAAGCACGACCGTTGTGAAACATTTCGTTTTCGGTTATAACTCTAAACGTCAACCCTTGGCGCTGGCACCATTTGGTTGCAGCATCCCATTTGGCATAGTTTACAGCAACAATCGCACGTTCTTTACCATTTTGTTTTTCAGTGATCACACTTTGTCCCGATGGCTTGATTTCTATTACTTCGGCTTTGACTGTGCTGTTTTTGGTTCTATAAACAACCAAAAAATCAGGAACGTAAATTGTTTGTTTGCCTGTGAGTGGATTACGATACGGAATGTTTATGCTCTCGCTAGCCCACTGTAGTACATGTTCATTTGTATCGCAAAATCGCATAAATGCCTGCTCCCAGCCCGATCTATACCTGGGTGTTCCACGGCCGACATATTTTTCAGGATTTTGAATTGTGTAAGACCCTTGCGCCCATTTGGCCATCACTGTCTCACATTTCTAGCAGTCCAGTAGTTTGGCACGGCGGGTTGCAGAATGCCCAACAATGTTGCCCTGCTTCTCACACTGTTGAGATAATAACAAAGACTGGCAGTGAGTTCTGGCCCAGTGACTCCTTGTATTTGTTGTACAATGCTTATTGCACTATCGCCACTTTCCTGTGCTACTCTAAAAATAGCAACTGTAAAGTTTTCAGCTTGTTCCGCTGTGGCAAAAACACTTTTGAAATAACTGTTTACAATATCGTACTCAGCGGCAGGGACGTCTTCTGAGTAATTGTAAAATTCGTCGTAGATCCTAACCGTCTGATCAATTTTGTCATTGATTGCGTTGATAGTTGGCATGTTTTATCTCACTGTACCTTGACGAGCAAGTTGAGTGGCTAAGTCTCCAGGAGTGGGTGCAGGCGCTGGACCAGTAACGCTAGTAGTAGGCGGGGTTGGAAAGAATATCCCATCCAGAATACCACGTTGTCCTGTTCCTGGAATACCACGTGTGCCAGGTGTACCAATCACTGCACGTTGAACAGCTGGCAATGCACCTTTGGCAATTGCTGTTGCACTTTGTCTAATCTCTCGATTGGCAATACTGGCAAGATTTTTATCTTTATATGTATTGTATGCAGCCAGGGCTTTCTGTGCTGCGCCAACATACCCAGCAACTCCCCCCGATGCCAAGTCTTCAGCAATACCAATTCCGGTATCAACAAGACCGCCTTGACCTAACACTGTGGCATTTGTTCCAGTTCTTGTGATACCACTGCGTTGAGTATCGTAGTAACTGGGGTCTGCGAATCCTACTACGTTGGTATCTGGTCTCACATCTCCAATGGCTCCGGTTCCATATTTTACAGTTTCGTAGCGTATGGTCATTCTATTGCTCATGGTGCCATTGCTTTGACTGTAGTCATAGGTATCATGTTGCCATTCTGTGATCAAGGGATTGATCAAAACGTAACTGGCCCACTTGTGTTGGCTCAGTCCGTAAATTCTTATGTCTCTAAAAAACGGAGGCTTTCCTGTTCTTGATATAGAGAATGTATCAGCGCCATCACGGTACCCTTCACCAATGTAGCCCCAGTCGTTTACATATCTGTCATTGTTGTAGATGTCTCTGTCGTTGTAACTAAATGCATTGGGAGTACCAACCAAAGGACCTAAGCTGCCATTGGTGTTGGTAAGGTTATCGTATTTTTGATTGGGATCTTTGTAATAGTATGAGTAATAACTATACCAAAAGTCTCTAATTAAATCGCCGCCGTCAATTTTTGTCTGAACCAATCTCTTGCGATTGTATTGATTCATGGTTTCAACAGATATGTTGTAATTCGGCAGTTGCACATTTTTGACCATAAGACCAATTGTGGCAATTTCTTGATTATCACCAAAAGCAGTTCTTAGTGCAGGAACAAAGGCTGTATTGATAGTAAAATAAACATGAAATTGAAACTTGTTTCTGGGTGTAAACTGATACCCATTAGACAAAAAGGTTTTTGCGGCATGGGTGTAGTCTTTTACGCCCTCGGTGCCAGAAAAACCTTTTAGAATGTAGTCTTGTCCAAATGCCATAATACCTATTAGGCTACGCCAGTTGGGCCAGTGGCAACAGTTCCTTGAGCTCTTATTCCAATATCGGAACCAACACCATCAGCTTGTCCGCTAGCAGAGTTTATCTGCATGGCATTGTCATATCTAATGGTCATGGCCACTGTTACTGGCTCACTGCTACCATAATTCATGTCGCCATAGTTGACTTCACTCAAATAGCAACCATACATTTCCCATTGTTCCAACACCACTGGTTCGTTAGCACCATTGCCTCCGTCTAGTACTTGCAGAGTTGTTGTAAACTTGTAATCAATGCCAGCTGCGGCGCTTGCCTGTTCAGCAAAGTCCAATTGCTTCTGAAGTTGCTCACCAACAATTCTAGTAATTTGACCGCTAGCATCGTCACGCAACGTGCAAGTGACATCATTCCAACTGTGTTTACCAGCTAACTTAATTGTTGAGTTATAAATTGGAATGTCAATAGGTTCAAAAGTCACAGTAGGACGAGTAAAATCCATTACTTGTTTTGTTATTTCTGTAGTAGGCGAAGCACTGTTTGTAACTCCGAATCCTTCAAATGTTATTCTGAATCTATATTTCAGTTTCGGCATTAACAAGCCCTGAGTTGTTTGACTCTGGTCGCTTGCCAAAGGCACTGTCATTTTTGTTAATGATGCTACTGCCATTTTAATATCTCCTGTATATGTTTATTTATACTGTTTTGGTCAAGAAAAAAATAGGGTCTACGAGGACCCTATTTTTATTTTGTACAATCAATACCTTAAGCACTGGTGGCTACAGTACTGACACCACTTGCGATTTCACCAGTGTTCTTCAAACGCAGAGGAATATAGATGAATTCAACTGCTTTCACTGGTTCAATTGCAATATCTACCCACAATTCACTGCGATCAATTCTAGCAGGTGTGTTGTTAGTCAAATCGCAAACCACAAGGTAGTCGTAGATACCACGCTTGTTCAGTAAGTCAATCATCAACGAATTTACAGAACTGGTAATTTGATTTCTTGTTATTTGATCGTTGGGTTCAAACAAGTATGATTTACCAATTTCTTGTAATCTGTTGCGAATATAAGCAACCAATCGAGCAACGTTTATTCTGTCCAGTGCAGATGCAATTGATGTCACAGTCTTGTTGCCGAAGTTAGTAATACCAACCCCTGGAACAAATGTAATTGGGTTAATATCAATTTCGTACAGAACGTCTCGCAGTCCTTGATTTACACCCAGTGTTATAAATTCTCCTGTGGTTGCGTTTACATATCCAATGCGCAAAGCATTGTCAATCACACCGCGTCTAGTTCCAGCTGGAGCAAGCCATGGATAAGAAACTTCGTCTGAACGTAAAATAGTTCTCAACATCATATGGCTTGGTGGTTGAACAACTAAACTGCCACTAAGATCGGTAGTTTGGCAGCTGGGATAGAATACTCCAAGATAACTGTCAGCAGTAGTCAACCCATCCCCCGAACCAAATCCTCGACCACTATTGTCGGTTGCCCACGATTGAATTGTGGCAGCATCAGGGGCCAATCTCAATGGTGTATCACCTATAACAAAAGCAGTATTGTTACGATCGTTATTGAGTTCTACCATGTTAGGGATGAGCTCTGGATACTGAGGGCAAGCAATCAAGTTGAACTGACGTTGTTCTTCTCTGATCTCACTTGATGCGTCAATACCAGATTTAAGTGCCTGCACAATGATTGATCTCTGTGCTTGCCTTCCCATGTATGGACTACCATTGGACTTGTTTCCGCTGGCATTTACCCAAGCGTTGGTCACTGTGGGTAATATATCATCTGGAAAACTTTGTGCGTTAAAATAATCAATTTGGAAACTCTTGACATTGTAGCCGCTACGACGTGTGTTGAACAACAACATACCTTGTGGATACAGTGCAGGGTTAGGAGCATCTAAATCCAAATAATCACTGACCAACAAACTTGCAATGCTGGGAATAGGATCGCTGATAGGATCTGTTGTTCCGTTTGGTGCCCAACGAGCATCGGCAAATACAATACCGTTTTCAGTTGTTTGATCTGTATTTACAATCTGAACCCATTGATCAACTCCGTCGACATTTTCCCAACGACTAATTACTGGGTAGTTTTCAAGGTCAGCAGTGTCAATCCACAAATCTCCATATACCAATGGACTCTGCGCTGTGTCAGTTTGAGTCAATGGGGCAGTGGGAGAAAAGATCGGACCGCTGGCGTTGGTATCAGTTAGATTATAACCGCGTACATCATTGTCCACCATCTGATATCCCATCCAATTACCGTCGTTTTGAATCATGATATCAACTTGATTCACAGAACTGTAATACCAAAGTCTGCCGTCAGCAGGATCTTGATTGGGTGGTGTGTCACTTGATGTGTATGTAAAATAAGGACTAGCAGTGAAGTTTGACAAAATCAACTGATTTTCCAGGCCACCGGGGCTAACACCTTTGATGGTTGTATTGAATCCAGCTGTTGTAAGTGGAACTCCGGTTGTGTTGGCCAACACAATTGCTCCACCACTACTGTGAGTAAACACAATAGCGCCGTCACTGTTTACAGAAGCACTAACATAAGGTACAGCAGCGGCTGACACAGCAGAAATAAAATCTGCCACTGTTGTTCCATTTATGGTGGCAGTTACTGCCGAAGTTACGTCTGGTGTTCCTGGTTGTGTTGCTCTAATAGTGAACTGATTACCATTCACAAACGGTCCTGGACTAGTGGTATCACCTGTGATTACTGTAGCTCCAGTGGCATAAAATTCACTAATCTCCAGACCGGCAGTGTCTGGTATACTAAAACCGGGATTCAATCTTGCCCAGGTTGTACCAATTGGAATATTTTTGCCGCCGCCACTGGGATCTAGTGCGTATATTGCATTGCCACCACCGGCATAAATTGGCACGGCTTGCTGAACAAATGTTCCCAACACACTGGAATATTTCTTTAACACAAGATTGGCGCCAAGATTTACGTTGTTGGTCTTTTGCCACACAGATCCTGTTGGTTCTGGTTGTGTGTCAGTTGATCTCCAACGAGGTTGATTATAACTTGCACCAGCAAAAAAGGCAGGAGCATAGTATGTTTTGGCAGTGATACCAACAGCCGTTAGTGGCGTTCCTGTGCCGTTTTCAATTATAACCGCACCCTCGCCTGCGGTAGAGCCATCGGCAGTGGCAGTGGAATCTGCATAAATTACTAATTTACCGTTGGCAACGCCAGAGTAAACACCTGCAATAGCAGCAGTGTTGATGTTGTCTGACAGAATTTTTACGTTTGCTGTTGAGCCGTTGCCGACATTAACAGTTTGCCCGTTAATAACAACTGTATCTCCGTTGGTAAGAGTAGGACTGGTATTTGTACCTTGTATGGTTGGCCAAGCTGTTTTCCATTCGTCGCTGCCTAGTAGAACCCAATTGTTGTACAAATCAACTAAATCTGTTGATGAAGAATAATTTGCAGTTGAACTATATGAATCGGTGCTGGGACCACCGCGTTTGTAATAAATTGGATTGTGAACAGTTACAGAATTGACTGCAACAACAGAATAATCTCCGATTGAGCCAATTGTTTGCAAAGGAACAGTGCTGTCAAGGTCTGAACTGTTGGTAAGTACAATAGGAATTTGATTTGTAAATGCCGCAGTGGTTTGATTCCACTGGAAAACTCCCCAGACTGTGTTTGCAGTATCTAACCAATAATCACCATCATCGGGGTTGCCAGTGGGGCGAGTCAAAGTAGCAGTGAGTTCTGATAGGTCAATATCTGCACGTTGAACATAGCAACGATTAGAAACACCAAGAGCCGAATAAGCAGCGAGCAATCCATATTCGTTGAGCTCGTACCCATTGATAGGTGTACCAGCGGTGGTTTTGTAAAAGAATGGAACCCCAAAAGTAGCTGACAAATCTCGTTGACTTGTAATTAAATAAGGAACGTTTGCATTTGCCTGTAATGTGCCTGCGGCAACACCAGTTCCTGTTCCTGAGACTTTGTTTTGTGCTGTTGCAATCAACACATAAGGGACTGAATTGGTCGCAGCAGGTATATACTGACTTTCGTCGATTACTGTTACTTCTACGCCGGGTGAAATTAGTGCCATGGTAAATCCTTTTTCTAGCTAATGATATTTATCGATAGATCCAAAAAGAGGCCTTCCTAAGAGCCCTTACTGTAAGGTTTTGATATAAATATTAAAATGAAGAGACCAATTTGTCCAGTTTGCAATCAACGGCCACGGGCAATAAACTGCTATCGCGGAGACAAAATTTACTATCGAAGTCGTTGCGAGGTATGCATACGAAAAAACAAGAAGATCAAGGCTCCAGTTCCTCGTTGGCAAACCGCAGGCTATAAGAAAAAACCCGCATGTGATCGATGCGGGTTTAGAGCAAGATATTCAGCTCAACTACAGGTATTTCATGTTGATGGAAATTTACACAACAACGACACCCGTAATTTAAAAACCATTTGTCTCAATTGTGCTGAGCAAATAAAGCGCAGCAATCTTACTTGGAACCAGGGTGATCTTGAACCAGATCTTTGACTTTATTATACAAATCGTCTAAAGTTCCGTTGTTGTCTAATATTGCATCAAATTTGGTTCCCACCCAGCTGTATTCGCTGGCGTGAATTCCAACTCGATTCAGTGCTTCTTTGCCTAGAGTCCATCCAATTTGAGTTGGTCCAGCGTTGTATTTTACAGCATGATCATACCATTCGGGCTCCGCGCCGCGCATTACCCTTACTATCTTTCCGCCGGCTGCTTTGATTGATTTGATTTCATTGGGAAATCTACAGTCTGTAATTACAATGTCATCTTGAGAGTTACGAAGCTTGTTTTCCAAGCTGGCAATCCAAATATCATCGTGAAAGCTGCGTCTGCAGACCTCTGTGCCCCATAGTTGCAGCATCAAACGAGGAGTTACCTCTTGACCTAACCTATGGCTCCACCACTCATCACGCTGTTCTCGCCATTCTCTGCCTTGCTTAGTGCGGCCTTCAAGCATGGTTCTGTCCCAGCCAAATATCTGTGCCACTGCATCTTTGAGACTGTTGGCAAAACTTTCTCTGCGAAAATGATGTAAATTTACAAGATAATCTGCAACAGTGTCTTTGCCCGAGCCAATAAATCCACAGATTCCAATGATCATACTAATTCCTTGATGTTGAGATATTCCAGCGAGTCGTGTAAAAGATCAATTTGCCTACGACAGTCTTCCAGAGCATGATGACTGGCTGGATACTTATTTAAAGCAGGTACAAGCCCATACACAGTTCTTGCATCTCTAATCTTGTAGTATTGCCAGGGCAAGGCCATGCCATAACTCTTATAAGCATGTTCTAAGATGTTAGCATCATAAGTGGGACCATTCATCCAAATGCGATTACATTTCCAACACAGTCGATGTAATTCTTGTAGAGCCTGTTGAAGAGGGATGCGATTTTCCGGATTAAATGCTTCTTGTTGTGCGGCTTTTTGGGTTGCCCACCAATCAATAGTGCCTTGCTCAATTTGTCTATCTTCTTGACTCTCCAACGTAACGCGAGCATAGTATTGCTGCTCAAAATAACCGCGGCTCAGTGGGTCAAAACACTGTGCCGCAATGGTTAAAATAGTTGCATCTGGACCAGTTGCCAGGCCTTCGATATCGATCATTACATCCATGCCTTAGTATAACATGGATCAATAACAATGTCAATTAGCCGATTACCCAAGTCAGCGGCTGTGACCCATCTACATAATTTACCAATTGAGTAATAAGGTTATCCATTTGAGTCTGTGCTTCGGATTTCATTTGTGTGCCGTTGAGTGTGCCACCACCTTGTGGTCCAGCAATGGTTCCAAACTTTTCACGAGCTTCACCGATCATAAGTTTACAGTTGGCAACCATGTAGTCACGAATCCACTGTGCTGTTTGATAGTTTGACAACAACTGGAATTCGGGTTTGAGATTGTCTGTCCAAATCAAGACATTCTCCCCTGTGCCGCGCCAGTCCCTGCTCATTTGTAATTTTTTGGTCACTGGGTTCCAGGTAAAAACCACATACTGACCAAACATGCGTCCAGCCAATTCCACATACTGTGTGTAAAAGTCGTATGTGGCCAGACCACCAGCCACATTGAAGTTCATCAAATACACGTTCAAACTGGCCTGTGTAAATGGATCAAAGTTTGTAGCGTAAGGTCCTTGACTATTACCAAAAGTTCTGCGATACACTTGTCTTACATTTATAACCTCTTGTGGAAGTGTGTAGATGTTGACATCCTGCACCAACTCAAGAAAGCTAAAACTTTCTTCATAAGCGTTTTGAGCACGTTGACGATATGTGCCAATGGTTTTTTGATAGGCAGCTTCGTAGTGTGCAGGATCAAGTTCTACATCAATCATGCCGCTGCCCAGTTGCAGTTGCACATAGTTGATTAGGTCTTGTTTGAGAACTTGTAGGGTATTTTCAGCCATATAGGGAACTCCGTCCCTATATTTAGCTTACCAAGCACGAAGAATAATCAAGTTCTCAGTGCCGCGAGCATTCCATGCTGTTTCTGTGGCCTTGATATCCTTGAACAGTTTTCGTGCTGCGGGTTTGCCCGCTGCTACAATGGCTTTGAGTTGCTCTGCAGGTTTGCGCAGAGTTTTTTGTAGTGTTTCCACTGTGCTGAATCCGATCACACTGTTGTTCTTGACCGTGAACACCTTGGCATACTCGTCAGCCACAACGTGGATCAACTTGCGTTTTTTAGTATCGTAGAGCCAAGCTTCAGCCTTGTCCACCAATTGTGCAGCCGGCAAGCTCTTGAGTTTGAATTCAGCAAACTCTGCAAGAATCTTAAACTTGGCCGCTTTCTTTTCTGGGGGCACTGCCTTGACTTTGCGAGGTTTACGCTCTACCTTCTTGATCTGTACATAACTACCGCAGTCAGTCAACACAAGCTCACAGAACTTAATGCAATTTTTGAGCTGTACTTTTGTTAAGTAGTCGTAGGCTCTCACAAGGTCAGCATCTCGGCCTTCAACCGCAGTTTCAAACTCTGTGAGTTTTTTGGTCCATTTGTCCTTGATCAAGGACACCATTTGTGGTGCAATATTCATTGAACGCATCAGGCTCACTGGTTTGTAGTCTGCTGTGAGCTTTGCTCCGCCGGCAATAAATTCGTCAAACAATGCTTCAAGCTCACCCATGCACTCACTGACTTTTTCGCGTAGTCGATCCTGAATAGTGGTTTTGACAACTTCGGGCTGATCATCAACTACCTCGGCTTTGGGTGCATCTTTGATTGCCAACAGTTCAGCGATCATGTTGTCCAGTTTGATTTGCTCGTGCTCATCCAACTGCAAACCCATCATGCTCATACGAGACAGCCAGCCCGTGGTCAGTCGAATTTGACTGTCGCCCAGGGCACGAATTTTCTTGGCGTCTTTGGCACGGTCATGCGCATCCAAATAGGTGGCAATCATGTCTTTGGCCTCTTTTTTGCCGTAGAAATAATTGTACCAATTAAAAGCACGACTTAAGGCAGTAAAACGATGCTCAGTGGGCTGTTCGCGCCACAAGGGTTCTTCGCCCACGTACTTGGTGTCGGGACTACGGGGATTCAGAGGTTTCAGGGATCGTGTTGCAGTTTTCATACAGGCTCCTTTGACTGTAATTATAGCATTGTACTCTTTTTGTGTCAAACATACAGTAAACGGGCAAGAGTTAGGTGTTTTTCTAGGTTGACAATTAATTCTTCAACCTGCTTGAGCTGAGATTGGTATTTTGTAGTAATTTTGTTTACTCTTCGGCATTCTACACTTTCTCTATCCAACTGATTAAGAGCCGAATCTACTGTGTTCAACATTCGCAAGAGGTCTCGCCGAGCTTGCCGATTTTTTATCATTTTGATTTGTTCTACACAATCTGTTGCACGTTGATAGAGTTCGTCCATGCTGTATTTTATGATGTCTGTGCCGACCAGTTAAACATCCCATAAATAACAGTTATGCCACGACTCAGTCTTTATCGTCCAAATCGAACCAACGATTACCAGTTTTTTGATCGCACCATAAGTGAAATGTTTACTGTTGGTGGGTTGGATATGTACCTACACAAATACATGGGCCCGCAAACTGGTGACGCAGGAGACGCTGATGTTACATTGCCCGTGTACGATCAGCAAAATCCGCTGTTTATTGAAGATTTGCTGTTGTTGGAAAATCGTGATAGAAAATACGATCAAGACATTTATGTCATGCGAGGAGTTTATCGGCAACAGGATATTGATTTCAATCTAAGTCAATTTGGATTGTTTTTAAACAACGATACATTGTTCATTTCATTTCACTACAACAACATGATTGACACCGTTGGACGCAAGCTCATGAGTGGTGATGTACTTGAACTTCCGAATTTAAAAGACTATCATCCATTGAACACAGGCATTAACAAGGCGCTACCACGTTACTACGTAATTCAAGAAGCTAACTTTGGTAGCGAAGGTTTTAGTCAAACATGGTTACCACATATCTGGCGTGTCAAAGCCACACCCATGGTCAATGCACAAGAATACAACGATATAACAAAACAGCCGTTTGAGCCTGACAATATTTGGGACAACGGCAATTTTTATCCACAAGGAACCACGGTACTTGATGGTAACGAATATTACGAAGCAACAAAAAATGTTCCACCGGGAACAGACATTGGCAATACCGAATACTGGAGACCAAAAGATCCAACAACCATTGCTGATCAGGCATCAACTCGTCCCAAAGATCTTGAAATCAACGATGCCATACTTGCACAAGCTGATATTGAATTACCGTTGTCTGGATATGATACTGTGAAGTTTTACATATTGCCCACTACCGAGGACGGACAACCTGCTTTTACTGGTATAACTACTGACAACACAGTCACTACTGTCGACGACACAGAAGGTGGTCAAGGAACTACTCCTCGCAGCGATGGTTACACACTAGGTTATCTAACCGGCGACGGAATAGCCCCCAATGGATTACCTGTTACACCAGGTGTAAGTTTTCCTCCCAATCCAGTGGTAGGGGATTATTGTTTGCGATTAGATTATTTTCCAAATCGTTTGTTTAGATTCAACGGTGCAAGTTGGGCAAAAATTGAAGACAAAGTTCGCACCGGACTTGACTTCGCTGAAAATGCCAAGACTTTGCGTGCTGGTTTTGTCAACAACACAGATACTGTACAAACCAACGATAGAGGCGCAATACCGAGTCGTCAGAGTCTATCTCAGATTCTCAAACCCAATGCCGACAACGGAGGTTAAAAATGGCTGGTCCACTGTTTTTTTATGACGAACAAATAAGAAGATTTCTATTGCAATTTGCTAGAATTTTTTCAAACTTTCAGGTTGAATATGGTCGCAACGAAGAAGGCACAAATCATACACTGGTTCGTGTGCCCGTTAGGTACGGTGATTCAAGTCGCCAGGTATCCACAGTTATGCAAAATAACTCTCCCAACGCACTGCCTAGCACTCCGTTGATGACGTTTTATATCACCAGTTTAGACTACGATCGTCCTAGAATGCAAGAGCCGTATCATGTTAACAAAATGAACGTGCGTCAACGCTACTACGATACTGCTACAGATACCTACGAAACAACTCAAGGCAATGCATTTACCATTGAGAGATTGATGCCTGTGCCCTACAGCCTCACAATCAATTTGGACATTTGGACATCAAATACCAATCAAAAATTTCAGCTGCTAGAACAAATTATTCCGTTATTCAATCCTGCTCTAGAAATTCAAAGCACAGACAACTTTATAGATTGGACATCATTGAGTGTAGTTGAATTAGATTCAACAAAATGGAGCAGTAGAACTATACCAGTGGGCACAGAAGATCCCATTGATATTGCAACATTGACTTTTAAGATTCCAATTTGGATTACCAGTCCAGCCAAAGTTAAAAAGTTGGGAGTGGTTGAACGCATTGTGGCATCAGTGTTTGACGCCAATGGTGATGCTGCCAACGCAATACTAGACAATGATTTGTTGTTGGGAACTAGACAAATTTTTACACCATTTGATTATCAAGCATTGTTAATTGGCAACAAGCTTCAAGCATTGCGGCCACAACAAGTGATTGATCAATCAAACTCCAGTTTGTTGCCAGCTGACAGTCCAGAAAGCAATTTAATGTGGCATGCTGTGATAGGAGATTTTGGTGTGCTTCGAGATGGTATCAGTGTTATCAAACTACAACAAGAAGACGAGACCGAAGTAACCGGCACAGTTTCTTATGATCCCACTGATGATAGATTTTTATTGTTTTCAGTTGATATAGATACCGTTCCTGCCAACACATTAGATCCTGTCAATGCAGTTATTAATCCATTGTTGAGCGGTCCTGGTCAAGGATTACCTGCGGCAACAACAGGACAACGATATTTGCTCACCGAAGATACTGGCAGCGACAATGGTTATGCCGATGCATGGGCCGGAACCCAACAACAATATCTTGTAGCAAGGGCCAACGATATCATTGAGTATACTGGCCAGAGATGGCAAGTTGTTTTTGACGGAAGCAACAGTTCTGTAAATAAACAATATGTCACAAACATCACAACAGAATTACAATATGAGTGGACCGGAACTCAGTGGATCAAGAGCTATCAAGGATTATATCCTGGAGGAACATGGAGTCTAGTTCTGTAAATGCAGTAGGAATATGGTTTTATTCTCTTGAGACCCAACGCTATCTTTATCTACTAAGAAATGACCCAAGGCATCCAGGCACCTGGGGATTACCTGGTGGAAAAATTGAAACTGGAGAAACACTCATTGACGCTATCTGTCGAGAGTGCAAAGAAGAAATGGGCGCAATGCCCGACTATTTGCGATTGATACCTATTGAAAAATTTACATCAGCCGACGAAAAATTCATCTATCACACATTTTTTTGTAGTGTGCAATCTGAGTTTGCACCAACACTAAACGACGAACATATAGGATGGGCTTGGATTACAGCAGGCAATTGGCCAAGGCCATTGCATCCTGGATTGTGGTCTACTGTAAACTTTGAAGCAGTAAGAGATAAAACTTTGGTCATGGAACGCAGTTATATGTCTGCGTAATGAATAAAATCTCTATAGGTCATTTGAGTTAGATTGCTGTAATTTTTCCAGCCGCTGGGGGTCTGTGGTGCATAGCCAACATGAAAAAATTGTGCCATTGGATATTCTGCTATGACTTTTTCCAATTGAAGTTCCCAATTAACATGCCCTAATTCGGCATCATTGTGGTATCCAAGTAAAAATATTTCTTTGTGTCCGTCAAATGCAGCAATGTATGCTGCTGCGACTTGTTTGATCACTGGCGGGTTATAAGGTATAGTATAAAAGACTCCAGGATATTTTATGCAATTTCTAGGAGTAGTATAAATGATGTTGTTTTTATAGTAATCACGATCGATGAGTTCTTGTAGAGTGCTGTCGTCTTTTTCTACAACAAAATCAAGTCGTATATGTTTGGCAATTTCACCTGTGCCATAAGTCTGAAGTTTTTTAGTTCCTAGTAGGCCGCCTTTGTGCTTGGATATAATCCTAAAATCAAAATTGTCAATGTGTGGGGAACCGATACAAGCAGCTCTACCAGAGATATGATGGTTTTCAATGGGATTAGCAATCCATTCGCGCTGAGTTCTTTTTTTGCCGCCTGCCCAAGCTGTTCCAGTTATTACAAACTCTCCAGTATAGTCTTTTCTAAATTTTTGAGTAATCATATTAGATTCTTCCGACAACCACTTCGATAACACCTGTTGCACCAGAAAAATTCTCTAGTGATTTACCTATAACGGTTCCTACTGCAGGAGTTGCGCAGGCCTGTGCATAACCATTGCCTGCACTGATCATCATGTTTCCTTTTTTTACAGGCCCAATAACTCGCGTAGGTACTCTTCCTGCCAGGGCAACAGGAACAGCGTATTCGCAAGCTAGACCAGCATTCATTATATAGGCAGGATTGGTTGACACCACTCCAGCGACTCTGTTGTCGGCATTGTCTGTTGATATAGTAATTTCAGCACCGCCCCCAAAAATAACAACAGTGCCAGGCTCATAGTTGGCATCACTGGCGTAATATTCTGCAACGTCAGCATATTGAGCTGATGTCGCTTTGGCATGCACTGTGTTGAAATATGTTGTGGCGCTACCAATATTAGCAGTAGCGTTTGCAGCACTGGATACAATGTTGCCTGCTGTAGTAATTGTTCCAGTAGATATCAAATTACCACCAGTGACATTGGCTGTTGAGGTAATGTTGCCTGTGGCTGTAATCAGTCCAGTTACATACAACCCCGTTGATGCAAACACCGCCACGTTGCTGGTTCCACCTACTGAAATATTAGCATTACCACTTGACGTTCCAATATTGGCTTCTGTAGTTCCATTAAAGATCTTACTTGCACTTAGCCCAGTTACAAAACTAGCATTACCCAACAAGAAAGCACCAGTGATGTTGCCTGTTGAGGTAATATTACCTGTAGCTGTGATTAATCCAGCTGTGGTAATATTTCCACCAGTTACGTTGGCTGTTGAGGTGACGTTACCTGTTGCACTGGTAACGCCAGTTACAAACAATCCAGTGCTGGCAAACACTGCAATGTTGCTTGTTCCGTTAACAGAAATATTTGCGTTGCCATTCTGTGTTTGAATGTCAAAGCTGGTTGTGCCGTTTTGTACTCGATCTCCGAGAATATTACCTGTAAGTGTAGCATTACCGGTGACTGTAAGATTTCCAGTAATGTCAACTCCAGTTGAGTTTACAACCATTACGTTACTGGTTCCTGCTACGTTAAATCTTATGTTACCGTTTGATGTAGGAATTTGAACATTAGATGTTCCAAAAGTAATGGCGTTTGCACTAAGAGCTGCAAGTTGCGCTGTGACGTAGGAAACTGTGGCAAGATTCCCGCCGCCTCCAGCAGTTACACCGTCGTGAACACGCAAGGTCCAGTTAGATGTATCAACAGTAATTTCGGCCAAGGCACCAGTAAATGCGTTGTTTTCTGTTGCTGTTCCACGTCTATATTGAACTTGTGTGCTCATTGTTAAATCCTATATCCTATTTAGCTTACAATTGCTCGGTCTGTGACCCGGCGCCAATTGGTTCCATCACTGAATGCAGGCACTGCACCACCAGATTCATCGCTGCAATAAACAAATTGACCTGCTGGGCTAGCAGTCAGACTTGCCAGTTGGGTCACGGTTTTGCTGGGTAACAGCAAGTAGCTAGGCGTCAAAATACCTGAAGTTGTTTCTGTTCCTAGATCATAAGAAACTGTTGCTGATGTGGTTACATTTCCCAAATCTTCCGAAACAGTGACTGCTTCTGTTATTGTTCCCATATCTCCGCCGGTGGCAAAGATACTAGTAGTTGAAACCTGAGAAATTGTTATGGTGTCGGTGGTATCGCTGGTAGTAAGTGCGATGCCCGTGCCCGCTGCCAATGTTAACGTATCATTGATAGCGTCTGCTACTACATCTGACTGGCCGCTGACTGAAATAGTTGAGAATGTATTAATTCCAGTTAGATTACGACCGTTTCCTAAAATGTTTCCACCACTAATGTTAGCAGAGGAGGTAATATTTCCAGTAGCGGTAATCAATCCAGCTGTGGTAATATTTCCGCCAGTTACGTTGGCTGTTGAAGTGATATTGCCTGTAGCTGTAATCAATCCAGCTGTGGTAATATTTCCGCCAGTTACGTTGGCTGTTGAAGTAATGTTCCCAGTGGCCGTAATTAATCCAGCTGTGGTAATATTTCCACCTGTGACATTAGCTGTTGAAGTAATGTTCCCAGTGGCCGTAATCAATCCAGCTGTGGTAATATTTCCACCTACTAGATTACCGGTTGCACTCACAAGTCCAGATGTGTTTAAGTTAGCACCAGTGATATTACCGGTTGCACTAACAACCCCGGTAACAAAAACACCACTGGTCGCAAAGACAGCCACGTTGCTAGTTCCACCAACCCCTACTGTGACATTACCGCCCGAGCTTACAACATTGACATTGGATGTTCCATTTGAAATTGAGTTTAGACTGATTCCAGTTACACCAATGGTTACAGTTTTGCTAGAGTTATTACCTGTAATAGAAATATTATTGCCGGCACTGAATGTTACAACATCTCCAACACTTGTGGCCAATACAGCGGTGCCGTTGGCATAAACATTTCCAAACGCAAAAGCAGAATTTTGTTCAAAAGTTAAAGCCGTTGTGCCAATTACAATAGGGTCATTGGTTGTGAGTTTCCATTGAGTGTCGGCATATATCAGGCCTTCTGTGACCATTACAATGGTTCCAGCTAGGAGCTCTCCGGTGGTATCTGTGTCTATTGATCTTGACCAAGTCCCGTTGGCGCCTGATCCAAGAGTAGTAACGTAGTAGATTCCATTCTGAACAGCGTTGCTTTGGCCTGCTACCAAAATTCTATCATTGAGACTTAGATTTACACCATCAACTGAATTTGGGGCTCCTGCGGTCAATACTATATTGGTCAGCGTGATTACTCGCGTTGCTTGCTTGTAATCAATGTCGTAGATCTGATATGCCCGTGGTCTGGTTAGCGCCATGTTTTACTCTAATACACAATATTTAGCAAAAAAAATAGAGCCCACTTGGAGCTCTATTTTTTGGGGCTATAGATTTTTATAGTCTTCCCACAACCACTTCAATAACTGCGTTTCCGCCTTCGTTATTCTCGAGGGCTTTACCAATTACAGTTCCCATTGCAGGCGTTGCACATGCCATTGCTCGTCCAGTGCCATCACTGACCATCATGTCTCCTTTTCGCACAGCTCCTGTAACTTTAGTAGGAACTCTACCAGTTAGAGCAATAGTAACTACATTCTCGCTTTCTAGTGTTGAGTTCATGATATAACTTGGGTTAGTAGATACCACACCAGCGATTCTAGAATCTCCTGAAACTATAGATATTGTTACTTCGGCGGTGCCTCCAAAACTAAGCACAGTTCCTGGTTCGTAGTGTGCATCAGCTGTGTAGTTTTCTGCCAAGTCAGCATATTGAGCTGATGTTGCTTTGGCAAATACAGTGTTGAAATAGGTAGTTGCGCTACCAATGTTGCCAACACCGTTGGCCCCGGCGTTTACTATATTGCCTAGTGTTACGTTACCAGTAGATACTGTTAAACTAGTTCCAGTAAGTGCAGCACCAGTAATAGCACCTGTTGCTGTAATCAATCCAGCAGTGGTGATATTTCCGCCAGTTACGTTGGCTGTTGAAGTGATATTACCTGTTGCCGAAACAACACCAGTTACAAACAATCCAGTGCTTGCAAACACTGCCACGTTGCTGGTTCCGCCTACTGAAATGTTAGCATTACCACTAGATGTGCCAATATTGGCTTCTGTAGTTCCGTTGAAAATCTTACTTGCACTTAATCCAGTGACAAAACTAGCATTACCCAACAAGAATGCGCCTGATATATTTCCTGCACTAGTAATATTGCCAGTGGCGCTGGTGACACCAGTTACATACAATCCTGTTGATGCAAACACTGCCACGTTGCTGGTTCCGCTGACTGAAACGTTGGCATTACCGTTTTGTGTTTGAATATCAAAGCTGGTTGTACCATTCTGTACTCTGTCGCCCAAAATGTTACCGCTTAGTGTGGCATTTCCAGTAACACTTAGGTTTCCAGTAATTTCTACACCGGTTGAGTTTACAACCATTACGTTGCTGGTTCCACCGACATTGACTCTTACGTTACCGCCTGAACTTGCCACAGTAACATTGGATGTTCCGTTAGCAATTGTTGTGGTATCAACGTTGGTTGAATCCAGTGTAGCAGGAGTAGTTCCATCTGGACCGTAGAACGCCACAGTGTTTCCACTGGTGTTCTTCATCACAATGTTGCCAATGTAGATACTGTTGCCAGCAACATATAGATCTTTCCAACGCAGTGTTTGAGATCCCAAACTCTGAACATTGTTGGCAACAGGCAGTAAATTGCCAGTGATATCAACTTCGTTTAGCATTGGGTCAACACTAACGACAGCGTTGCCTGGACTGTTGCTGATAGAAGTAACTTGCGTGGTTGTGGTCAATCCACGAACATCAATGAAGTCACCTTGTTGAGGTGCTTCAGTGAATGTTAGAGAATTTCCTGACACAGAATATGATGTGGTAGGAATCTGCACTACACCGTTGATGCTGACAATCACAGAGTTTGTGGTGTAAGCATTGGCCAACGTGTAGATGGTTTGCACTCCGTTGCCTGTGAACTGATCATCTGTTACGACAGTAAAACTTGGTGTTCCAACTGTGCTCCAACTATCTGTATCGTATACTTCAACTGCATCCAATGTAGAGTTAAAGCGTAACATACCTGTTACACCAACTGCAGGACGCTGTGCAGTATTACCCACAGGCATCAAGAACGAGTTTGTGGTATTTATTGCCAGTGCAGCATTGGTTGTTTGTGTTGAGCTACCAATGCTTACTGTGCCAGTGCCTGCATCTACATAGAATACGTTGGCTGTGGCATCGCTATCAACAGCAAAGTCTACGTCACTGCCATTTGAGTTAATGGTAATTCTACCAGCATTGGAATTGATAGTGCTGGCATTTAGTGTTAGACCGTTGGCTCCACCTGTGTTCAAATTAGCACCGGTGATGTTACCACTCATGGATACTGTGGTGCCAATCACAGATGTGGTGTTAACATTACCTCCATTGATGTTTCCTGTGGCACTTACTATACCACTGGTTATTACATTTCCACCAATGACGTTAGCAGTAGACGTAATGTTACCAGTTGCTGTAATCAACCCGGCCGTGGTAATATTTCCACCAGTGACATTGGCAGTAGATGTAATGTTGCCAGTTGCTGTGATCAATCCACCGGTAATTAAATTGCCACCGGTAACGTTGCCACTTGCAGATACAGTAGTTCCAGTGATAGTTGGTGCAGATATTGCGGTGGTTGCAATTACATTGCCGCCAGCAACATTGGCTGTGGAGGTAATGTTACCAGTTGCTGTTACCAGTCCACTGGTTATCAAATTACCGCCAGTTACATTACCTGATGCAGATACAACAGATCCTAAAACGCTGGCTGCACTAACAGTAGTAGTAGCAATTACATTACCACCTGCTACATTAGCAGAGCTGGTGATGTTGCCAGTGGCAGTAACCAAACCAGCTGTGGTAATGTTACCACCAGTGACGTTGGCAGAACTAGTAATGTTGCCTGTGGCAGTAACCAATCCAGCTGTGGTAATGTTACCACCTGTAATGTTGCCTGAGGCTGTGACTAATCCGCTGGTTATCAAGTTGCCACCGGTGACATTTCCGCTGATGTTTGCACCAGCGCCGGTTAAGTTTCCAGTAACACTGAGGCTTGTGCCTGTGGCGGCACCAATGTTAGGTGTAGTTAAGTTTGCACCAGCTTTGACAATGATATTACCGCCGCCGTCAAACGCAGTGGTGTTGTTGTCAACTTTGGCACTAATAACAGTGCCGGTAAAAAGTATACCAGCCTGTGTGTTAGCAGTGTATGTTTGGCTTGAACTAAACTGAGCAAACGAAATGTTGCTAGTACCAAATGTAATTGTGCCTGATGGAGAGTCAACAATCCATGCACTACCAGCGTTGACGTTGCCACTGGATACAAAGAAATAATCATTGACACTCAACTGTTCTGAACTGTTTGCACCATATTCGTCAGTGTCAGTGGAACGTGTTAGTATTGTAGCGTTTGACCAAATGTAAACGCCGTTTAGAGCTGCATTGGCCTGGTTCTTGACCAACACACGAGTGTTGGCTGTTTGAATATTTGCAGTATCAATTAAATTGAATGTTCCGCCTGCTACTGTGAGTGTAGCGCCCACACCGTTGCCAGCACCGTTGGGTTGAGCATAGGTAATTGTGCCGCCTGTGGCTGTTTCCAGCGTGCCTGTTGTGGCTGCAAAAACACCTTGGTGATATGCCAACTGTGTTGATACCATGTTGTCAACATAGAGTTTTGTTGCAGCATCTTGATCTTGAACTGGTTGAGCCAAGTTATTGATGTTTTTACTGCTAACGCTGACGTTACTGCTCGGAGCAAGTGTAATTAAACCACCAGTTGAACTAATGGTTACTGTTGTTCCAGTCACTGTTGGAGTCACAACTGCTGTGGTTGCCACCAAGTTGCCACCTGCTACATTAGCAGAGCTGGTAATGTTGCCTGTGGCAGTAACCAATCCACTGGTTATCAAATTACCACCAGTTACATTACCTAATGCAGATACAACGGATCCCAATACACTGGCAGCAGACACTGTGGTTGTAGCAATTATATTGCCGCCAGCAACATTGGCAGTGGAAGTGATGTTGCCTGTGGCAGTAACCAATCCGCCCGTGTTGATGTTTGCGCCAGTTATGTTACCAGCCGCTGACATGGTTGTGCCGGCTTGTATTAGACCAGTGGTAATAACTGCTCCAGCATTGATAAAATTAATCACATCTACGTTGCCGCCTGGAACAACAACGTTACCCGCTCTTACGTTGCCAGTTACAGAAACTAACCCATTTACATATTCACCCGTGGTGGCCCAAACAACAACGTTTGGTGTTCCGCCAATTGATACAAAAATGTTGCCGCCACTGACAGCATTGATATTAGATGTTCCAGCACTAACTGGGAATCCAGATGTATTGGCAGAGACACCAGTTAACTGACTACCATTACCAAAGTAGTAACTTGCAGTGATGTTTCCTGCAGAGCTTATGTTGCCTGTTGCACTGATCAATCCACTGGTCAGTAAGTTACCGCCAGTGACATTGGCTGTAGATGTAATGTTGCCAGTTGCAGTGATCAATCCGCTGGTAATCAAATTACCACCAGTGATGTTGGCTGTTGCGCTTACTTGTCCTCCAGTGTTGATGTTACCACCAGCAACGTTTGCAGTAGAAGTGATGTTACCAGTTGCACTGACCTGCCCCGGAGTCAGTAGATTGCCAGTTGTGATGTTGCCGGTTACATTAACAGCACCAATCAAATTACCAACCAAACTGGTTGTTCCGTTGATTACTGTGTTTCCACCAATGTTGGCATTGCCCATGTGCAGATCAGCATAGCTGGCAATGTTGATTGTGGTGTTGGTTTCTCCAGTGGCTGTGTAAACTGTTACAAATTCTTTGGCGCTTTCGTCCCAGACAAATGCGATGTTGTTGCCACGCTGTCCAATAAAACCAATGTCCACCGATGGAGAACCTGTTTGATTAGACGCCAATAATATAACTGGGTCTTCAATTGTGGTGTAAGTGGTATCAATTGTTGTGGTATTGCCCTGAACAATCAGGTTACCGGTAACTGTAAGATCTGATCCATAGGTCAAGTTGTTGGCAATTTTGGTCGCCGTGACACTGTAATTTTGTAATTTTACCGCAGCATTAATACCTACGTAGATATTTCCTGCACTTGCGTCTGAAATCTGATTGTTGTTTATACGAGTCACAGCCATGGCTTTTTTCCAATCTCTAATTTATGAATTATTTATGTAGATTGGAAAAAAGAGATATTTGGGGTTTACAAGAAACGAATGTCTATAATATCGTTGGTTTCGGGTGCTTGCGTAAAGGTCAGTGTGTTGCCAGACACGCTGTAAGCAGTGGTTGGCAGCTGCACAATACCGTTGAGCATGATCAGCGTTGCAGCAGTGGTTGAATCACGATCCAGCGTAAAAATAGTTGTAACACCATTGGCTGTGGTTATGGTCTGATTGGTAATGCCACCGGCTACTACGTCCCATTCTGTGCCATCATAGTATTCAAGTCTGTCGTAATCGTTGTTGAATCTCAGTGTGCCTTCGCTGGGGGACACAGGGCGTTGGGCTACGTTGCCAATGGGAATAACAAATCCATTGGTGCCTATGATTTGAAATGTGCCAGTTCCGTTGGGATCAATATTGATGTTGGCATTGGCAGTTACAGTAGTAATTGTGGTGTCAGTGACTGTTAAATTGCCAATATTGCTGATTCCATTGCCAGCTATTTGATCAACATAGTATTTTGTAGCAGCATCTTGATTTTGACTGGGATTTGCCAAATTGTTGATGTTGACGTTGCCAGCATTGACATTTCCCACGTTGGCAATGGTTATATTGCCAATGGTTACATTGGCATTAGTAATGGACAAATCGATTCCACCCCTGTTGAGGGTGGAATTCAGCATTGGACCTGTGAGATAACTTATTGTCATATTTTACCCGAACAGGGTATTTAGTTGATCAATTGGTGTGTATGACGTTGATGGGGACGCCACTGGGAGGAGCAGAAGTAAAATTAATGCTGAATCCCGACACAGTGTAATTGGTTGTGGGAATTTGATACAAACTACCGATAAACACAATCACCCCATCGGCTGCGGCTTCAGACTCGCTCATGGTAAAATTAGTGGTGCTGCCATCGCCTGTAAAGCTATCAACAGTGTAACTGATGCCGCCTGCTGCGGCCAAACTTTGAAAAATACTGCCGTTGAAATATTCAACATATCCAGTGTCAGTATTGTATCGAATCAGTCCAAAAACAGGAGCGTCGGGTCGTGTGGCGCTGCTGCCAACAGGAATCACAACTCCCGAGCTTCCACTTTGTAGTTGTCGATTCTTTAAAAAATATCCCATTAGATTGATGTATAACTAGTCACCGCTGCAATTGCATTGTTGGCGCCAGCACTCACTTGTATTGAATCACCGTTGGCAAGAATAAGTTTTTCGTTACCAGCATAGAATTGATAGGTATCTTGTGTGGTAATTTGAATGTTGGCTACTACAATGTTTAGATTACCTACTGCGTTGCCGCTGGGCACAACATATACGTTGGCAGTGACGTTCGAAAGACTGTAGTTTGCCAAACTTAAAAATGTCACAGCAGTGTTACCAGAACTTACATAAGCATTGGCAGTTACAGTTGTTACGTTTGCGGTTGAAATTGACATTGATATTCCTTAAAGTATAATGCTCAACAATTTGGCTTTGTTGTAAGCAGTTAATTCGTCGTTGGTGGCACTGGTGATTGCATACAAACCCGAGCCGCCAGGACCAGTGGCGTTGTTGTAAATTACCACCGAATTGGCAACCGAAGCAGGAGGCGTTCCTATGTTACCAAGTGTTTGAGATCCTTGAAGTGTTAACACATTGAGAGTTTTGTTAAAAGTTAAATTGGCAGTGGCTCCAAAACTTCCGCCATCATTGAATTGAACTTGTGTATTGGATCCTGCCACAGTGGCATTACCGGTTGCAATATTAGCATAAGAAGCGACTGGTGATCCATCAAAGTTAACACTGCTGCTAACTTGCCATACGTTAGCTACTGTATCAAATCTCAATCCAGCATAACTGCCCGTTCCTTTGGTAGCAACCAGTCCCATGTCTTGAACTGTGCCAGTATTGTTAGCGGCAACAACAATGAATGCATCATTTACAGCAATATCTGCTACATAAGTAATGTTCCCGGCAACATTCAGATTGCCGTTGACATTCATTGTTCCAGCCCATTTTGCATTGCCAGAATCATACGGCCCTAAGTTGATTGTGTAATCACCACTGGTTGTTTTTACGGTTGCCATTTAAAGATCCTTCACATTATTTATCCGCTCTACAAAGCGATCCAGTGCAAGGTGTTCCATATTTTTAATGCCATCAAGTTCTGGCAGCCTTGCTGTGGTTTTCCCACACACTCTGACAAACTTGGTTCCCGAGAATTCACGACAAATTTGTTGTATTTGCTTGATCCAATTACCAGTGTACGTGGGATTTGAGCCAGGCTCTTTGTAGAATTCAGTTCCTGCATACACATTATTGAATTTTTTATTTTCAGTTGGGCCCATGTCAAATCCCAACATGTATATTTTTTTGTGTTGCTCCAGTGCTGCCAATGCCACTGCTACCGGCCCTGAACTGTAGCCAAAGTAAGGTCTAGGAATAGATAATCCACCTTTCCCCAACATAGGGCGACGTGTGTAAAACTTATGCTCAAGGGGATATCCAATTGATTCAATGTATAATGCAATCGGGGTGTCAGTGGCCACCAAGACATCCGGTATAAAATCTCGATGTAAACCATTACAGCCGTATATTGAGCCATGCTTTTGTATATCATGCAGAGGTAATCCTTGACGACTAATTCCGTTACCTAATATAAATGCTATGCTCATAAAAAACCTCCCAGTATATAGCTGGGAGGTTTTGGGCTGACGTAAAACTACAATTAAGAAGTGAAGTTTTCCACGATAGCCAAGTCGAGTGAAGCGTTGAGCTCTGACCCAGACTTTGTAACAGTGCCTTCGTCTGTGAAGAAGTTGGCGGCTAGTTCGCCTTCGCCACTGTAAATAACTTCACCAGTGTTGTTGCCACCGCTGGCATAACTGTCTAAGCTTGTGCCGTCGGCATTCTGGAAGTTATCCCAGTTCAACAAGAACTTGTTGGTCAACTTAGAAATAGCAACTGCGGTTGAGTCACCTGTGGTATAGCTGATGGCCATTAGTCCCGGTCCGGGGGTCAGGTCGCTGGTCAAAACACATTGGCCAACAAGCAAACCAGTACCGTTTTGTGGGTTAGCACAAAGTGCGGTGCAGGTAAAGATTGTTCCTGAAATAGCACCTGCTGGTGCACCCATCTGTTGCCAATTGGTAGTGTCTAAGCTAAGAATCTGGTAACTTGCGCCAACAACCATTTCTTCGTCGTTAAGAGTGGTACCATCGGCTACCAAATACTTGTGTGAACCTTTCTGACGGATGATGCGGCCATCATGCACGCCGGCGCCAGCACCGCTTGGAAGTTGAATGTTAACTTGGCATTTAACAACAGGATATGTTGTGCTTGGTTGGCTGAGTGTGTAATCGCCACCGACAACACCCAAGAATTGATCAGTGTTGAAAGCAGTGGTAGGATAAACAGGATCAGTGAGACTACCCCAGTTTGGATAGCCTGCATCGACTGTTACTGCTGCGGCTGGTTGGTTTAGTGCGCCGTTGGCACCGTTGGTGATACCCTGTGCAGGGCCATATTTTTGAATTTTGAGAGGACGTCCCATTTGTTTTCTCCTTATAGAAGTCCGATGTGGGTTCTAGCCACTACGCGGTGGTATCCGCATAAAACGCAGAATTACGTTAATTTTATTTATGGTCTTTGGTTGATTTAAATATCCCATGACATATCAAGAGATCATCGATCAAGGTATTGCTTTTCGAGAACAAACAGAGCCAGAAAAGGCATTGGCTTGTTTTGGTCAGGCAATGATCTTAGAACCTGACTCTGCAGCAGCATTCAACAACTATGGTAATACTCTGAGAGAGCTTGGTTTTCCTTTGCGTTCGATTCCGTTTTTACAACATGCCTGCATCCTGGATCCCGACATGAGCACTGCACAATTCAACTTGGCCGTGGCAATGTTAATTGGTGGAAATTTAAGAGGCGGTATGCGCCAATATGAATCACGCTGGAAATTTGAACATCTTGATGGATTATTACCAAACTACAGTCAGCCAGTGTGGACTGGTCAAGACATTGATGGTAAGTCAATACTGATTGTAGGCGAACAAGGGCACGGAGATATTTTTCAATTTTGTAGATTTGTTGAAAATATCAAACGATTACAACCCAAAAAAATCTATCTACAAGTAGTAGACTCCATGATTGATTTATTAAAAAGTTGCAACATCATGGAAAATGTCGAGATCGGTGTGTATGATAACAATGCAACAGATTTTGACTACTGGGCAATGATCATGAGTCTTCCAATTGGACTAGATTTAGATTATCAAACTTTAAATTCTCCTTTGCAATATATCAACGCATCACCTCAATCCGTCAAAGAGTGGCAACTAAGGTTGGGGCCTAAAACTCAACAACGAATTGGAATTTTTTGGAGCGGTCGTCGAGACACCTGGATCAATCGACACAAAGCTGTAAAATTTGAAAACATCATTGATTTGATACAACGCAACCCTGGACATCAATGGATCAACTTACAGGCTGACGCAACAGAGGAAGAAAATCAAAAATTAACCGAATTAGGAGTTTGTCAATATCCTGGGGCCATACGTCATTGGGGAGACACCGCAGGATTAATTCATCACTTGGATTTGGTCATTGGGGTAGACACTGCGATTGGTCATTTAGCAGGCGCCATGGGCAGACCTACATGGATCATGTTAAGTCATTATGCACTGGATTGGCGCTGGTTGCTTGATCGCAACGACAGTCCTTGGTATCCCAGTGTTAAACTATTTAGACAACCAAAAATCAATGACTGGGATAGTGCAATCAATCAACTCTGTCAATATCTTGCCTGGTGGAAAAACTAATGTCAAAAAAAAGGACTCCAAAGAGTCCTTTTTTCCTTCCCATCCCTGGGATGCTTGCAGTGATTAGCTGAAAGACAGGTTCGAAACAGCGATCTCACCCAAGTAGTCAGCTGCGTTACCGAAGCTGCTTGCGGTGTTTGTAAGCTCGATGTAACCATAACGAGTCATGAAGCTTACGACTGGTTCGAATGTTGTTGGGTCAAGAACAACACCAGAGCTCATTAGAGGAATGTATGGGCAGTAGAACGCTGCGGCATCAGCCTCGCTTGAACCTTTATAACCAACCAATACAGGTGTTGTGTCAGCAGCATAGCTGTCAACAAACACACGCATTGCGCCGTTTAGGGTACCAACAAACTTGGTGTTTGTAGGTGCTTCAAATGTGCCTTCTGTAGTGCGAGCAAAAGCAGAAGTTGTAGCAGACTGTAGAACAGTCAGTGCAGCAGAGCTAACAACAGCCCAGTTACCAGCGCCACGACGTGTGCGTTGTGCGATCAAGTTAGCAACACGGTTGATCAACACTGCCAAAGCGGCGTGTTCGTCACCAACGAATGTAGCTGTACCTGAAACGGTAGCTTGGTTGTATGTGAACTCAGTAGCAGCCAAAGTGCGCAGAGACAACAGGATCTCTTGGTCAATTTCAGCTGTGATTTCTTGAGCCAGAGCAGCCATGATTTCGGCTTCTACGTCGATACCGTGCATGGCTTGAGCGTCTTGTGCACTTTCAAATGTCCAACGAGCTTGCAACTTACGGGTTTTAGCTTCAACAGCTTGCTTCAAGATCTGAATGCTGATCTGCTTACCGCCTGTACCTTCCATGGTAGCTGTGTTACCACCAGTATAAGCAGTGGCTGTACCAGTGTTCTGAGGAACAGTAGAATAAGCCTGAGCAATTGTGAATGGGCTCAATGCTTCTTGGCCAGCTGTAACGCTGGTGCCAGCTGCGCTGTCATCTTGCAATGATTGAGCGTAACGAACACGCAGAGTGTGGATCTGTCCAACAGGTCCTGTCATTGGCTGAACGCCAACCAACTCGTTAGCAATAACGGTTGGCATAACACGACGGATTACTGGTAGAATCACACGGTTTAATGTGGCAATGTTGCCAGCAGCAGTTGATCCAGAACTTGCGTTCTCTTTCAAATACTTACGAGTGTTTTCTAAGATAACACCCATGCTATTGCGCTTGGTGCCTGATAGACCTTCCATTAAGGCTTCTTTGGTCTCGCCCCAGCGGCTTTCAAGTAGTTCTTGTGACATTTAAGTCTCCTTTTTCTTTCTTTTTAGATACCTGCCAGGCGCTTGAGCTCAAAGACATTGCTTGTGGATGCATCATCTTCCTGCACTCTAGCGGCAGTTTTATCGCCAGTGACTTCAGAAACACTTTCAGCAATCACTTTAGTGGCTTTTGCTGGCTTGTTCTCTGCTAGTACAGCTGGTAGATATTTTTCAAAAGCAGATTTCAAACGACTAGTTTGAACGCTTTCGAGCAAATTACGCATGACTTCTTGCTTTTCCCGGTTTAAAGGTCGCAGTAAATCGCCTAGAGTGTTTTCACGCTCATTGGATTCACGAATCACACGCAGTTCGCGTTCTTTACTTTCAACCAGTGTTTTGGCACGGTATGAAAGTTGGATGGCTTCGTCGAGTTTGCGTTCTTTTTCAGCAATAATATTGTGCAGTTTACGAACTTCAGCTTTCTCATTGAGATGAGTAGCACCAAATTCGGTTGCATATGCTTCAAAGATACGACGTCCAAAATTGTTCTCACGAGCAACTTGGATGTCTTCCTTCAACTGACTAAGTTCAGCCTTTAAATGCTTGCTAACAGCATGGGTCATCTTGTCAGCACTTTCCTTAACGAAACGTGCTTTGAGACTTTCCAACTTGGCA